ATAGAATTTTGACCTCCAGCGGTAATAGTGAATTCTTCAAATATTTCAATAAAACGAGCATCTTTTTCAGGTTCAGGCTCAGGTTCCGGCTCTGGCTCTGGTTCTGGCTCTGGTTCAGGCTCTGGTTCTGGTTCCGGTTCCGGCTCTGGCTCAGGTTCCGGTTCAGGCTCAGGTTCAGGCTCTGGTTCCGGTTCTGGTTCCTTCAATTCCAATAATTCAAGAGTATTGTCATTAGATGTAAGTATTTTAGATGAAACACCAAATACTAATGGATCAAGACCGGTTAATGTAATATTACTATCATTGTAAGATGATACGTGTAATCCACTAAAATGTATATGATGTGGATAATTGTTAGAATCATTATTTTGTTCACCTTCATCAAATTTGAACTTTATTTCAATTGTTCCATCATTCTTTGCTGTAGCATCTCCAGACCAACTAGGATTATTATTATCATTTCTTGTTCCATCTTGATAAGAGTTTTCTCCTATACTTACACCATTTATGTATATAGGACGAAATCCATTGATAGCAGTTGAATGGCCATTATATTGATATAATTTCAGGTAATAATTATTTCCAGGTGTAAGACTTATAACTGTTATAGTCATATACGGATCTACGGTACCACCATCAGAATTACGTAGATAAGCACCATAATCACGGAAATGAGTAGCTCCTAATAGTTCAGCAGTATATCCATTACCAATATCTACTGAATATGTAGTGTTTTTATCAAGAGTAATATCACTCATATCAGTTAGTAAATTATCATTACTCCAAGACCAAGTCCCACTATTAATGGATGGAATAAACCCATTATTAAAGACCAATGTATCAGGATTACTATAACCGTCTAATGTAATACCCACACTCAAGTCTGATTCTAATTTATGAATAAATTCATGTGTGAATATGGCACCTTGTTGAATTATAGATGAATTTGTTCCATGATTAATAGTCATCTCATTAGGTATTGTCAAATACTTGAAATACAACTTATTATCACTTGATGTCAATGTTTTATAACGTTGACTTGATGACATAATAGGTAATAACTCTCCATCATATTCTGTTTCATCAAATATAGAAAGTGGAATACCAGAAATATCCAAAGTTGTCGCACCAGTAACATCATCGAAAGATAAATGTGCACGTTTTTCTCCATCATCATCAGTACCCTCATGGTAAGTAATAGTTGTTTGTAAATCTGTATTGAGTTTTTCTACGAAAATATCTGTTGTGATAATATCATCAATATCATACCCACTATTATCTTGTACATATGACCCCATTAAATGTGTTGTTGGAACCCAAATTACGTTTCCACTAAGATTCTCACCAGAATCACCACCATATTCGAATTTAAAATATTTGTATGCTGTCGTGTTTTGAACAGTTATTTGTTTAAATGATTTATTATCACCACCATCTCCCGGAATATCATTATATAATGTCCATTGCTCATTATTATTTTCATACATATTATTCCAAGATATTCCATCATTAGATCCCAATAATTTTACTTTGTTGAAACCTATATTACTATTAAGAGGAGAAGCGGCTCTCAAATACATCATAAAACCGGATAAAATAAGTTTTCTATTATTTTTAAATTCAACCATAAAATGAAGTTTACCGCCCGAACTAACATTACCTTTTTGTGAGACACTAGAACCTTGAGTGCGATTACCATAACCAAGTGAAGCATCCATACCACTACGATTTAGATAATAAGTTCTATGTGGATGAACAAGACGATTAATATGTACAGAACACAAATAATTATGACCAGTACCACTATTTGTATCAATTGAATATCCGTGAACATTCAATAATGATATTTCAGCAATAATATTTTCAGCCGATGAATCAACTACAGTTCCATTATTGTTATATCCATTATATATTAATGCTTTTGTACCTTGTACTATATGGTTTAAATATGCTGTTTTACATATTAATGGATCATTATATTTATTTGATTCAGTAAGAGAATAATAAGTTTGGATACCAATATTTGGAGCATTACTCCATGACCCATATTGAATCGTAGCTTGATCTGATAATGGAAGTGCAAAACCATTATAAACCTTATTATTTAATTCATCTGTTTGATAATTAATCGAAGAATAATTTGAATTAGTTAAGTCTTGAATAGTAAAATTTTCAAATATTTCAATAAAACGAGCATCTTTCTCAGGTTCCGGTTCCGGTTCAGGTTCTGGCTCAGGTTCTGGTTCTGGCTCAGGTTCTGGTTCTGGCTCCGGTTCAGGTTCTGGTGGATTAAATATAGCAGTTTGTACATTTGTAAATACAGTAGCAAGTAATTTGTCCCATCCTGAATAATCATTTTGTGCTTTATCTTGATACGGTATCAACACATTACGAGATGTATTAGGTTGATTATCTCTTACTATTAACCAATCAGTATTACCTTGTGGGTCTTCTATACTTCCAGCACCTATATAACCAACAATTAATACAGTATGGCCTAACATATCACCAAGACCATTATCTCCAGTTGGAATATTTTCATCATATTGTTCTCCTGTTGTTTCATTGTTACTAACAAATGGTGGTTCATCATTAAATTTAAAATAAGAACCTTGTGTATCATCACTTGAAAACGGATCAATTGTTCCATATTCACTAATATTAGAAATATTCCACCCATTGTAACAAGCTAAAACTGTTCTATTATTATTTATTTCGTGTTTTATTGTTTCAAACATAATTTCTCTATCATGTGAAACATTAACATTGTAACCATTTGATACCCAATAAGAAGGATATACTGTAACACCACCACTATAATTTAGTGTTGAACCTTTATTATAAGACATACCAATAATATTTGACCAACCCAAATTATTATAAAAATTTACCATACCATTATATATATTATCTATTGTTGTTCCAATTATACCAGTAGGAGTTGATGAATTAATACCCTTATTATTTGTATCCATATACCAACCAAAATCAGTAACAATACGACCATTTAAATTTTGACCACGATATGTTGGTCCATCAAGTAAATAATCTGCCCAACCATATGTACTATCCCACGTAATTGTACTTATTTGCGGTGTTGGTATTGGTCGCTCATTACCGGCGATAAAACCATCATTTACGTGAGGAGGACTTGTTATAATACCACTATCTACCAAATGACCTAGTTGATTAGCAGCAGATGTTGGAGAACACCACGCGTTATATTGAGAAATATATCCTGGGTCGTATCCTGGGTATGTAGTATAATAACCTGGCTGCATCCAATTAGGAACATTCAATATAACATTATAATCTGATTGTTGTTCCGGTTCTGGCTCCGGTTCCGGCTGACCATACGTTACAAAAAGCAATTTATTATCAGCTGTTGTTAATGTCCTATTTTCTGTATTAAATATTGAAGCATCTGTACTATCTATAGTACCTGTAATCTTTTGTTGCGTTGTTGATATTGTTACTGATAAATCTGCTGTCAAATTATTGAAAACAAGTTCTGAACCATTATAAACTATATCTTTTTCAAGGTCTGTTTCTAATTGTTTTACAATATCATTAATAAAATAATCTCCAGCAACAATTGTAGATTGTAATGTTACAGTATTATTAAGCCAATTAGTAATAGAAGATATATCAGAAACTGATATACGCTCACGTCCAAAGTTGCTTTTACTATAATCATCTGCTATTATCTTAGTATTTAAAATATCATAAGTTCCATTATTTCCCATACTTGAATGATTATTATCTGCTATCAATGAACTTGGAATATTAGCTGGACATTTAAATTTAAAACACCATGTTCTTGTATTTGCACTCGTATTCGGTAAATCACTATCATTATTAGTCATACCTTCACAATCAACTGTATATATAAGATTATCATTTTCATCATAAAGATCCATTGACATATATCGTAAGTATCTCCAATGAAATTCATTATTAGCATTTTGACCACTACCATATAATATTATACATTGTAAATCACTAACAGATATTGGTGTTGTTAATGTAAAATCAACTGAAGGACCAGGTGAACTAGGTGTATCATTTGTTACAACATCAGCACCAGTTGTATGTGACATAATTTCATTACACATTTGGCTGGCATCTCTTCCACCACTCACTGAACTTTGAGCAAAATCAACTTGTGAATTTGCTGATAAATCAGGAAGAATATTCACATCATTCTTCCATAATTGAACTTCCCTCATATAAATACGAGGATAATTATCATCTAACTTAGATTTTCTTAACTTTAATTTTTTAAGATTTGGAAAACGACTTTCTTGATATGATATTGTAATAGTTTCTTCAACATCTACATATCTAAATTCCAATGATTCACCAGCAGCAAGTGTTAATGAAGAAGATGAAACATTAAAAATACTATTAGGAACACCTGTTAACGAAGCTCCATTTGTAAAAATATATTTTATATTCTTCAATGTATTTGATGAACGATTTGGGTCAGTAGAATTTGTTTCACTATATTCAATTTGTAATGATAAATCTGTTTTCATTTTATTAAGAAAAGTTGTAGCTGAATATATTTCACCAGTTGTAAATACCGAATTATTACTGTTACTTGATATTGTAAAATCTTGATAAATTTCAATATTGGTTGGTGATTGTTCCGGTTCTGGTTCTGGCTCCGGTTCTGGTTCTGGTTCTGGTTCAGGTTCTGGTTCAGGTTCAGGTTCAGGTTCAGGTTCAGGTTCTGGTTCTGGCTCTGGCTCTGGTTCCGGTTGACCATACGTTACAAATAGCAACTTATTATCACTTGTAGTTAAAGTCTTACTTTCTGTATTAAATATAGAACCATCTGTACTATCTATTGTTGCTGTATTTTTAACTTGTGTTGTTTGTATTAATATTGGTAGGTCTGAAGACAAATTTTTAAATATAATATGTGTTCCATCATAAGAAACAGTTTGTCCAAGGTCTGTTCCTAATTGTCTAACGATGTCATGAACAAAGTAATCTCCCGCAACAATTGTAGATTGTAATATTGGTGTTATTACTCCTGGCCAACTTCCAGCTTGTGTCAAATCTTCTACATATATACGTTCACGTTGTGTTATGCTTGTACTATAATTATCTGCTATTATCTTTGTTCGTAAAATTTCAAATGTTCCATCACCAGTAATACTGCTATGAGAATTTACAGTATCTTGTGCAACATAACCTGAACGTGTAGAGTTTGAACCAGGTAAATTAAATTTATAACACCATGTTCTATTAGTTGCATCTGTATTTACAGTTGTACCATTAACTTTAGCATCAGTCGTATCATAAGTTAATGTTCCATTATCTGTTACAAAATCAATATCATATGTATCATTTCTATACCAGTGATATGTTCCTGTATCAGTACTACCTGTACCACCTGTTCCAAATATTGTTATACACTGAATATCATCAATTGATACAGGTGTTCCCAAAGTGATTTCTATATATTGATTAGAACCACTCAAAGTACTCATTACACCACTTGTTGAGTGTGATAAATCATTATCATACAAATTTGACGCTGGTCTTGGATTGGTATTTGTAACTGATGATTCCGTAGAACTAACGTTGGCATCTGAAGTAAGAACATTTACATTATTTACCCAAACCTGAATTTCTTTTAAATAAACAGCATCATCATTATTACGTTGTGTAACTTTAATTTTTGTTAATTTTGGTATATTTTCATCAATTGATATAGTAACAGTTTCTTCAACATCCACATTTCTGAATTTTATACCTTCACCAGCACTTAATGTAACATTACTTGAATCTACATCGAAAATATGATTAGGAACACCAGAAATAGTAATATTACTTGGGAAAACGATTTTGGATTCAATTAAATTGTTTCCTGAACGTATTGGGTCTTGTATTACAGTTTCAGAATATGTTGCCGAAGTGCTTAAATCAGTATTAATTTTACTTGTAAAAGATTGTACATCATATGTAGAACCTATTAAAAATAGAGAATTGTTACCGTTACTCGATATTGTAAAATCTTCATAAATTTCTACAACATCAACTATTGGATTAAATTCAGGTTCAGGTTCTGGTTGACCATATGTTTGAAATAACAATTTATTATCAGCTAATGTAAGTGTTTTATTTTCAATGTTAAAAATAGAACCATCTTTGCTATCTAATGTTGCTGATGTAGTTGATTGAGCTGTTGTTATTGTTATTGGTGTATCACCAGACAAATTTGTAAACACAATATAAGAACCATCAAATTCTATATCTTTTCCAAGGTCTGTTTCAAGTTTTTTTATTATATCATGAATAAAATAATCACCAGCTGAAATACTTGAAGAATTACCACCAGTTATACTTATTGTAATTGTATCTTCTATATCTACACTAATAAATTCTATTGTATCATTTATATTCAATGTTATTGCGTTTTCAGTGTTTTGTGTAACAGATAATTCATTATCAGATATATCAAATATATAATTTGGAACATTTCCAAGATAATTAACATTATCATTAAATTTGAGTAATTTTTTAACTAAGCTATTGCTGCTACGTAAAGGGTCGGTTGTTGTTTCTTCAACATATTCACAAGATATACTCAAATCACTATTTATTTTATTAATAAATGATTGTATTGTGTATGTTTCACCTTTATTGAATTGAGACCAGGTTCCATTTGGGTCCAATCCTGATTTAGAAGCTAACGGTGATTGAATTTCAACAGAATTAATATATGTTCCAGCACCACTATCTGTATAAAATTGTGAACCATTCCATAATGATGAACCACTTGGAGTGTTAGATGTACCGGTAGCACTATATGATGGTCCTTTGAAAATATAAGCTTTATATGTAGTACTTGCATGACAAGTCATTGTATGAACAACTGTATTATCATCCATTATTGCTACACTATTACCTTTCATAGGATCAGCTACACTATTAGAATCATGTCTATTATAAATAACAATAGCTACTATATCATCATAATTATATTTATTAGATAATAAAACACCAGCATATTGTCCAAGTAATTGAGATGCTCCGTGTAACGATCTTGAACCAGTTGTTCCCCTCCAAAAACTATTTCCAATATCACCATTATTTGCATTTTTATAATTATATACATGACTATTATTATTAGTAACTGCATAATCATCACTCCTAATATTACTAAGTTCAATATCTCCACCATTAGTATCAAGAGCAACATTTGTAAGTACACTATTTACATTAACCCAAACTTGTATTTCTTCAAAATATAACCATTCGCTGGCATTTGTAGTAATACGTACACGATTAAATTCTGTATTAGCATAATTATCATTAGCTGTTGTAAGTACAAAATCATTATATATTTCAACATGTTCTACAAATTCTAATGTATATAATCCAACTATTGTATGTGAATAATTAACACCAGTTCCTAATCCGTCTTGTATGCGAATTACATCATCAACTACAACATCTACTTCTACTTCTTTTTCATTTGGTGAAGTAGTATTCGCATTTGTAACACCATGAGCTCGGGATATTTCCGTTCCATTCTTTTTTATTAGTACAGCAGATGCTGTATGAGTATAACAATTAGCATACTTAAGTTTTAAAGTTGCATTTACTTTTGATTTAATATCTATATAACCCATTCCCTTTGTACTTCCAGTACCACCAAGGGCACTGCCTGCATAAAAATTAAGTCTATCAAAAGAATAAAAGGGGTCTGTTGAACTATTAGAAATCTGATTTAAATGATCAAATACTGAAGTAAATTCTAATTTGTCCCCATAATTATTATTGAAATGACTATCAAAATTTGTAGCTGCGCTTGTATCTCCTGCTGGTGGGGATTGAGTATAATTTTTAAATTCAATTATTGTTGTTGATAACACATTATTATATTCACTTATAATACGTTCATTAAAAAAATGATTTGTTAAATTAATTTTTTTTTGTTCTTGTTGTTTACCTAATGATTTTAAAATATAATTACCTCCCATATTAGAAGAACCAACTTTTTCACTGGTTGCGTATATTGTTACACTTAATTGTTCCTCCAATTTATTTAATATATAAATCCAATTAGAATCACTATATAATTCACACATTATGAAATAAAAAGTTCGTGAATTATATTCATCTTTTAAAAACTTCATAAAGTTTCGAAGTTCATACCAAGAATCTAAATTTTCATCAACAGTATTTACATTCTTTAAGGCACTTTTTTGTTTTTGATTTTCCAATAAAGAGTATGTTTCATTAAAATATCCGTGTGATAATATACCTACATCTTCAATTATTGTGTCTACATCAATATTTAATTTTTTTACTTTATTTACAAGTGTTTCAAATGTATCGTTAAAGTAATCAAAGGTTAAAGGTATTACACCTTTACAGCTCAGTGCACACAATGTGTGCACGTCACTAACACGGTTGTCAACCAAAAGGAGACGTTGTGTCATTATATATATAATAAACAAAAAATACACAAATCTTTTTTTAATTAAATCATTTATCTTCACATTTTTATTTAATTTAATAAATTACTAAATAAAAATAGTTAATATTTTATATAAATTAACATTTAATAGCTCTTCTTACAGGTGCTCTTGAACCACTACTTCTTACTCTACGTAATGCTGATCTATTTACATTATAAATAATAGAATTACTTTCTTGTAATATATTTTTATTTAATTTACCCTTCTTAATAGTATCTCGTTTTTTATCATTTATTACCATACCAGCATCTTTATTTGGTAATATTTTAATACCAAGACCTGAAGGACCAGGACCTCTTGAAATAGTAAAGCCTTCTAATTCACCTGTTGATGATACAACAAGTGTAACTGTTTCTGTTTCTGCACTTTCTAATGCTTGAGTAAGGGTAGGGTTTTGAAAGAAACTGGTTGTTACTGAAAGTTGTGTTGCTATATCAATAGTATTACCATCTTCATCTGTTATTTCAGTGATAGGAATATTAAAACTTTCAATATTATTAATTACTTCAGTTGAAGCGGCAACAATTTCTGTGGGTGTTGTTTCTATAGTAGTAAAAGCATCTTCAACCGAAGCAATATTTGTGAGTGATTCTCCAGTGCTTGTTGTAACAGATTCTGCATCCAATATAGTAATTCCCACTTTAATAGAACCATCTGTTAGTTCAGCTTTAATATTATTTCTTGCTATTACAATTCCATTTGAAGCCATTTTATCAATATACACTTTAATATAAGATTCTTTCATTACAGCACCTTCAATTGGTGATAAATCAAGAACAGATTTTTCTTCCATAGCAGTTAATGATGATAATATTCTAACAGAACCATTTGGATATAATCTTGATAATTGAACAGTAATATCACTTGATTGTGGTATATTTGTATTATTAAAAGACAATGTTAAACCAGTGTTTGTTTGTTTGATTGGTATTTGATTTAATATTTCATTATATAAATCGGTATTTGTATTTATATTCATAATTGAAGTTTGAATAAGAGATAATTTTTCTTGTGAACCAATATTTGTTACATTTATTGTTATCATAATATTATCAGAAGCACCTGAAGATACAATTACATTTACATTACCTTGTATATCACTATTTGTAATAAGTTGGACACCATTATTTACATTAATAGATTCACGAACAATTTCATTTTCGTATGCTGATTTATATATTTCAACAAGTAAGGTTTTATCATCATTAGTAATAGTATTATAATTAACATTAATTATATTCTCTACTATATTTCGAACTTGTTTAAAATCATTTTCTTGAGGAACATTGGGAAGGCTAAATGTAACAGTTGCTTTAATTTGAATAGTATTTTGTTTTGGTGGAACATATTCAGATAGTGTCACATTATTTAAAGTATAATTATTTTGAACTTGTAATGGTGTAAATATTTGTTCAAATGTTAATTGAGTATTTTCTAATGCTTGTATTAATTCGATATCATCAATATAATTAGAATTAGAAGGGTTACTTACTATAGATAATATTCTTGATCTCATATTATTTTGTTGACTTAATTTATTATCTTCTAAAATATCACGAATACTCGTAACATTATTTATACCAAGAATATTTATTATTTCACCTTTAATCTTTAATTTATCTTGATTTCCAGACATATGTATATATAATAGTAATAAATAATTTATTAAATAATTTATAGTTATAATTTATATGGGCGCAGGAATATTACCAGCTTGTATTCATAATGGCAAACTATATTTTTTATTTGGAAAAGAAAATATTTATAATAAAACACCTGGATTTGGTGATTTTGGTGGTGGCCAAGAAAAAAATGAAACATTGTATCAGACTGCTATTCGTGAAGGTTCTGAAGAATTGATGGGTTTTATAGGTGATATTAAAACAATAACATCATATATAAAAAAAGGTAATTATTGTATTCATTGTGGAACGTATGCTATATATATATTTCATTATCCATATGATAGTAAATTACCTATTTATTTTAATAATTCAATTAGTTATTTTGAAAAATTCTTACCTAAAAATATTATAAAAAAATATACTTGTTTTGAAAAAACTGAAATAAAATGGCTTACAATTGATGACATAAAAAAAAATAAGAAACAATTCAGAAGATTTCTATCACAACATATTAATACTATTATAAATAATCAAAATGAAATAAAACAATTTATAGAAAATATATCTTTAACAAAAAACTAAAAATTTCAATTACGGGTATATAATGTTTCACATAACATACTAAATGACCAATCACAACCATTTAAATTTACAGGTAAGCCTCGCTCATCTAATAATCTTACTTCAAAACGTTTTATATTTACAGGACCAAAATATATACGTTCACCTGATTGAAGAGAACCACCAAATTCAATAATTGTATCACCAACAGGCATACCGTTTTTCTTAATGGGTATTACATTAAATATATTTGTTGTTACAGGCGGTGATAAATATAAATTTTGTATTCCATTTGTTCTTGATTCAAATATTTGATTCATAGCATATCGTTGTTTAGCAGTATTGCGTCTTGGAAATTCAGCCAATACTTCTGGAATACCATTTGGGTTTTCTACTATATTTAAGTCAGGTGCATAGTATGTTGGTTGTTCTAATAATGTAGTTCCACTATCACTTAAATTAATTACTGTATTATTTACACGATTTTGATTAAAATCATCCAAATAAATATATAAATATTTTGGACCATACAAATCTACAATTGATTCACCTTCTATACTTTTTACTGTTTCATTTAATTCTGTATTTAAAACAATATTATAATTATCTTTTCGAAATCCTAATTTCCATCCCATTGTAAAATTACGTTTTTGTCCACCTATTCTACTATTATCAAAAAACAATATATTGTGATTTCCTGTTTCTATTTTTATTTTGCCTGATTTCTCATTAAATAATAATATTATATCATTTATTGATTTTTCTATTAATTTTGAGTTTATTTCTTCTATTATTTGGTGTCCTGTATAATTACCTGAATCAATACGTATTTCTATATCATCTACAAAAAATACATTTGTATTGTTTTCATTATCAAAAGCATACCA